GTTGGATATTCTTTTACAACAAGTTTACCAGTACATTTCGATTTGATACGATCCATGCGTTTGTTGTAAACATCTCGTGGTAATAGCTTAAGTTCATCAAGAGTTACATCCATCATATTAGCATCAATACGTTCAGCAATTCTTTCTTCAGCCATTTCCATAGTAATATAAAGACAGTTTTTGCCAGTCATTAGATAACTTGCAGCAGCGTGACATTTTACAAGAGATTTACCACCGCCTGTAGTTGCCAATAATACTGTCATAGATTTACGAGGTAAACCACCTTTAGTAACTTTGTTTAATAGATCAATATCGAACGGCATACGTTCTTCTTTGCGATGATAGAATTCATAACGAGCTTCAGAATCATCAATAAAGTCGTGACCTACTGATGTATCAAAACTGATACCAAGAGAGTCAGATAATAGATTAGGAATAGAACCTTTGTCGTTTGTTTTATCTTCGCCATCCATAATAAGAATGGCTTTACGTATAGAGTTAAATAAATCTTTGTCTTGGCAGAACTTCTCTGTTTCTGATACTAGAAAGTCAAAGTTTGTATCTTCATCACGACCAAGACCATCAACAGTACCCATAATATCTTTATATGAGTCTTCATTGAGATCTTTACGTTTGTCGAGAGAGATTTTAAGAGCTTCGATAGATGGTGGTTGTTTGTATTCATCCACATATGTTGAATACGTATCGAAGATTTTTTTAAGGCTACCATCATCAAAGTATTCACTTTTGATATAAGGATATACCTTACGATAATAGTCTTCATTGAAAATTAGATTTGATATTACAGTTGTTTCGATCATTGAGGCATCCAGTTATTAGGTTGAGTACCGGCGGGGATTAACCCGCCGATACGATCAAGTATAATTATATTAACATACATTACAAAAAATGTCAACCTTTTTAACTTGCCAATTCTTCGTCATTATCATCAATGACTTGATCGACTTCATCAACTGTATCTTCTCGCATAATGCCGCCTGATGCGCCAATAGTAAACGAGTTCTTGATGAACTGACTTAGATTTGTTTTTTCAAACATCATTAGCCAGAAGTCTTTATTATCATTTACATCTTTAGCCCTCATTAGCTTTTCTGAAATGACTTCACCAGTTTCTGGATTAACCGCTTCATACCAACCAACTTTAGGTTTGTGTAAATATCCACCTTTCTCAGCAATTTCCATAAGACCAGACCATTTAACAATACCACCTTCATAGCTTACGCTTACTGGTATCTTAGCCTTTTCTCTGACATGCCTTGATTTTTCGATGTTAATAATAAAGTGATACCCTTGAATTTCTTGACCAACTTTATCTTGTTGTCGACCAATAATCCAAATAGCATCTGCTGAATAGTAAATACCTGTACCACCAGAAACAACAGCCTTAGGAAACATTCCGATTTCTTGATAGGTATGGTTAACCGCAATCAATGGAATATCTTTTAGGTTAAGGTGTGGTGTTACAATACGGAACAGAGATTTAAGAGCTTTAGCCCTTGACATATCTGCTACTGATTTACCATCCAACGCGTCTTGCGTTTCTTTCTTAGAAGCTAAGTTACCAACTGAATCAATAACGATAACAACCTTGTCATCTTTTTCGATTTTATCGAGCTGCTGAGAAATATCAAACTTAAGTTGTTCAACGTCGGTGATTGGTGTATGAACTACGCGGTCCATATCAATACCAAAGCTTTCAAAATAAGCTTGAGGTGTACCAAATTCTGCATCATAGAATAACAATACAGCATCTGGATTACGTTGCATATAAGCTCCAGCCATCAGCAACGCAAATGCTGATTTAAAGTGCTTTGATGGACCTGCCAAAACAAGGAGGCCGGGCGTTAGTCCACCGTCAATACGACCAGATAACGCAACGTTTACCATTGGCACTTGTGTGGGTGCCATATCTTTTTTACCATAAACTTTCGAATCCAATAAAGGAGCCGTCATTTTAATGGTACTATTTTTCACAAGTTTGTCTATTAGACTCATATTATTTACTTCCTTCTACAATAGTAGTCAATTTACTTTTGTAACCTTGTATCTTAGATACTCGATCAGGCCAGTAAATTGTAGATTTATCAGGGTTCTTACATAAATTATCTAAGAACGGTGTTATTGATTTATAGAGGAGTTCTAGTCTATATTCAAGATCGTCAGCAGCAAGTTTAGCGTCGGTCAATTGATCTTCCAACGTTTGTTTCTCATTGCTGACTTTCTGAATAGTATCTTGTGCTTCAGCTTCTTTCTCTTGAAGCTCTTCATCGATAAAGCTGAAACCAAAGTCAAAGTCTAGAACTTCTTCATAGACTTTATTAACCATTGGCTAGTTCCTTAAAGATTGAAAGATCATCGTCATCATCATCCATTGATAGAGATGTCGAGGTTGCTTCTGGCGCTGCTTCCTGTAACGTTGGCTGTGGAGCCGCTGTTGCTGCATTGCCCATATTGCTGAGATCAAACTCATCGTCTTCTGCTTTAGTTGGAGCTGATGGCTCTTCGTCTAATGCAAGTACACGATATAGTTTTGCTTTCAACTCTGCATAAGACTTAAAGTTCTTAGGATCGATAAGTTCTTGTAAAGAGTGTTCTTGGTTATAGATTTTTTCCAACTCTGCATCATCTTCACTAATAGCTGATGGGCTATCAAATTCAGACTTATCATAGTTAGGGTAACCTTCAAACTTACGAATTTTCAAACGGAAGTTTGCACCTTCCCATAGATCAAATGGGTTTACTGGAGATTCATCTTCGAACTGAGGATTCATTAAATCATTCAGTTTATCAAAGATCTTTTTACCAAACTGGTACATAAAGACTTTACCATCATTTTCTGGATTAGCACCGTCTTTAACAACAAGAATGTTAGCGACATATTTCAGTCTACGCTTTTGTTTACGGGCTAGATCTTTATCAGATTCAACACCTGAGTTCCACAACTTACCGTTGTACTCAGTTACTGGATCGTCTTGATTAATGGTGGTGAGTGAGTTTTCGATGTACCACTGTCCTGTTGGACCTTGGAAACCGTGGTCCCAGATACGAACGAATGGCATTTCTTCGCCTTGAGGGGCTGGTAAGAAACGAATGATTGCAAAACCATTACCTGCTTTATCACGGGTTGGTTTCCACATTTTACCTTCGTTGGGATCTGCGTAGCTCTTAGTAGAAATCTTTTCGAGCTGGCTGTTCAGTTTAGATAGAGAACTTGAACGGTTCTTTTTTAATGCGTCAAATGACATATTTTATATCTCCTAATATTGCTGTATATAGCATTGTTTATATTGCGATGTGTATGCAGGTTTTGAGCCTGCCATCTATTTATATCAAAAAAATCGTTCACGGATTAAATCTTTGAACTTTTTTTCATCAATTTCTAAGAAAGGTTTGTACTTTCTTATTAGTCTTATTATATCACTTGCTATGATTTTGTCAACTATTTCTTTTTCCCAATAAGGAAAAATGTTGGCAATATGAGCAAGGATAGTAATAGTTTCCAAGCTTACTTTTCTTTGTTGATAGTAAGTCATTATCAAAGGATGTTGACCAACTACAGAAGTAAAGTTAGCTTGAAAGTTATCGTCCAGAATAGCGATTTCCGATTTAAATGTACGAGATAGAGTATCTATTCTCTTTTGCCATTCAATATAACGGTCCTCGCCTTCCTGTTCAATAATTTCTCGTATCCATACATTAGGCTTTACTATCATATTAGATAGCATAAGCTTTTCTGGATCGTCTTTTCTTGAAAGTTTCTCGAAAAAGTAGGCATCATTACGAGTCCTATATTTGTCGTAAGACGCTCTTATTTTTCCATTGTATTTATGATAGTCATAATTAGAGGTAAAATGCTTTTTCATTGCAAGGTATTTTACATACCATACATAGCTGTCCTCGTTAGCATAACTTAGTGAGGTCTTGATCATCTTTAACTACCAATTTCGCTTCAACTGCTTCTGATCTTACTTTTTCTTTTAAGATAGAAGATTTTTTAACAATGTCTGCCACTGTTTCAATTTCTAAATTGTTAATACGTGCATATTCACATAATGCATCGATATAACTAATACCGCTTTTAAGCATGTATTGTATTTCATGATGTACCTTTTCAGGCGTCCTTGGTGCAACTAACGTTGCTTTGTCAACTAAGACATTTTGTATTAATTCGTTTTTATCCATTTAAAGTTTTTATCCCTGCGAGCCAATTTTGAGCCGCTGATTCTGCAAAATGTAATGATTTGCCTTCGTACACTTCTTCTAAAATAAATTCGTTATTGATAAAGAAACGTACGCCGGCGCCATTTTCTGTCGCGAAATAGCTAGCTTTAAGAGCTTGGCCATCTCTTTCAGAAATAAGATATTTTTCTGACATTATCTTTTCTCCTTAATGTTTGAAGTTGCTTTAACACTACCACAAGAAGTGCAGTGTACAACTGTTGCTACAAAACGATGGTTACCGAGTTGTAAGGTTCTTTTACCAGTTGATATGTTTATTTTATCACAACAGCCGTTAATTGTCAACGGTTTATTTGAATTATATCCAACAATTTTAGATATTGGCTCGATACGCATTTATTTTTCCTCAAATAATACATCATTTACATAAGCGTCTTTATCTTCTTCTGATATACCCATTGCAAGAATAGATCTATGAAGATGAGGGTTAAGTTTCTGGTTCTGACAATATTTGTTTAAACAAGGCAATGTATCTCTTATCGATATAAAAGAATTCCATTTGAGATTTTCAAGGTAATGATCTACTAAATGAGTAGTTACTTCAATAAACTGATCTAATTCTTCATCAGTATTAATATTACCAACAGCAATCATATCACTTGAAAAGATTTCTTTTGCCCAAGGTGGTAATTCACGAGCTTTATTCCACTCTAAGTCTTTAACAGTTCTTTCCATTTCTTGATGGTATGGATGTGGAAATCCATGTAGTGGACTGTAATCCATAAATGATCCAGTAATTTTCTTTGGACCAGCAACAATATCAAAACCTAATATAGGTATCTCATATCCAACTTGTGGAAATACATTAACATGCATTAGCCATAAGCCTCTACCATCAGGTGGTTCGATTGTTTTAATGTGAGCTTTTGCTATACGAGCTGATCGCCAGAAAGTATCTGTCCAACCAGGGAAATGCATAGCTTGTGTATATTTTGGATTATCAAATCGATCGAAATGCGTATCGAATTTAGTTGTGAGTTGATAAGCGTATTCATTTAATCTATCCCACAACTGCATTTGATCTTCCTCTATATTCTGGGTTTTCGTCATATATAAGTACAAGCTTTTCTCTTGTCTTTTGATGACCTTTATCGTTACGATACGTTTCCATCTGTCCTGTCTTCTTCCAATGTGAAGTAAAACACAAAACAGGAGAACCGCTATCGGTAGCTATTCTATTTCTAACTGGAAATATCATCTTCTTTTACTTTGGTTAGAGTTGCGTAAGTATTGTCATTACTTATATTCCATTCAACTTCGTCACCAATGTTAATATCAGCAGCAAGTAATACATCACTTGGTAGAACTATAAAATGATCTCCAGTTTCTTCATCTACTTGTACTTCGAGAATATGATTCATTTGTTTTTACGAGCCCTTCGTGCTTTTGCGTATGCATTTTCCATAACTGTTTCGCGTACAACTTTTAATTCCCTGCGCCTTTGTCGGGCTGCTTCTGATCTAGCCATGCGATCAGCGCGTTTAAGGTTTTTCTCTAATGGGATAGTTGATTCGATTTGTTCTTGTTCCTGCATAACGAGGCTCCTTTATTAACTATATGATTATATTATATACTAAAGATCTCTTAATGTCAATCTATTTCTTTAGATAGTTCATCAAAGAGTTCTGACGCAAAGTCAAAACATCTTTTAGCTTCATCAGCCATACTATCATCTAGTAACTCTCTGAATTCAGCGATAAGAACTTTAGTATCTCCATCGAACTCGTACATAAGTCCGTTGCCAGGTGTTTTCTTTTTAATCATTTGACCGCCATGCAATTCACCAAAATGGCGTACATACATATGTGCAAGTAACGAATGATTATCTCCAGCATCTGCTAATGCATTAATATGTGCTGCATATTTAGATACTGATGGAGGAAACTTTCCTGAGGGTTTAAGACCAAAATGCTGTTCAAGCTCACGAATGTCTTGAAAGATACGTCTTGATCTTTTAATTTTGTTTAGATTTGGTGGAATGATAGCATTGCGCTCAAGTACTTCATAGTTCATGTACTGTGCACAAAGAAACTTGTGGTATAGTGCTGGATCTATACTGCCGGAAAGTAATTCTTTTGCAAATGCTCTACGTTCTGCTGCTTGGTGATGAGCCCAAGTAAGCTCTTTTAATTTGCTTGACATAATATCCTCATAATAATTTATTTACCACTTTTCTGTTGCTAAGTAAGTGGCCAACTCCCTGTGATTATGCCGCTAAGGCTAATCCAGATGGTGCGAAATTTTCATTTGCATTTAGTTTATGTTGATCTATACGCGATCATCCGGTAAACTCCACTTCACTACACCGTCCGTCGATTCCTATATCAGCCCCATCAAAAACACACTAGCCACTTTATCAGATGTGTTCCAAACTTAACTGGACACTAGTATGCTTTTGGTGGAGCTGTCGGGACTTGCACCCGAGTCCGATCCGATTTCACGTTGCTTCAACGTTTACATGTTTATTTATATCACAAAAGCGACTTATTGTCAACTTTTATTTAATCGTAACCTCTATTGGCTACATGTTCTAATTCTGCATTAATGACTTCAGCTTCACGAGCTTTATATGCTGCTTCAAATCCAACAGAACCATACTCCATTCTTTCTGTATTATTCCAGAGTCTTTTAAAATAAGATTCGTATATTGATTCTACTACGTGATCACTTGCATTTATATCTATAAGCTGGCCTTTAATTAGCCAGTTAAGTCGGTTGGCTTCTTTACGTACAAATGGACTGCACATTGTGGGACCTCCTTGATCAAATTGGCGCGCCTGATATGATTCGAACATATGACCTTCGGTTTCGTAGACCGATACTCTATCCACTGAGTTACAGGCGCATGATTTATTTATGATCAAAGACCCAGTGTTACCGAATTGTTACCGATAACACTGGGTAACATATTATTACGATATATTACAATCCATTAGGTACAATCACATAATGAATTAATAGTACTAGAGCAACCGAAGCGCCTAGACCAATCATCATTTTCATAAAGTCTCTTCCAACTAATGGGAATACACTACTGAATTTACGTTTGCCAGTAAACTGCGCAATGGCAAGTTCACGTCCTGCAAGCATACCAACGAATACCCAAGTTGTGGACATAGGAATATCGTTGAGTTCCTTGAAGAAATACAAACATAACCAATAGAATAAATCAATTAGTGTAGCAGATCTTACGTATCTTGTATTATGCTTTTCAAGTACGATTGACTGTATTTTACCACCTCGTTCTCTAAACATAAAGAACAGGCCAACTACAAACACCACACTGATCATAACCATTAGATCTACTGGTACTACACGAGGTAAGAATACTGCAATGTTAGCCATATCGTGAGACAACCAAGTCCACCATAAACCGCCAGTTGCAAACCATTGAAGAACTCTCCAAAGATTTTTGTTTCTTTCCTGTACATCTGCAGCTTCGTCTAACCATCGACTTACAAAGAACCACACTCCATAAGCAAATATTGCTGCAATACCATATCCCATAATTGATTTCATCAACATCTTTTCTAGCACAAAAGTACTTGCAAAAGCACTCAACACTAAAAAGGAAGTTGATACCGGAACACCCAGTCGCGTTAGTAATACAAGGATACCAGGCGCAGCCGCATGATACCATTGGATTTCTTGCCACGGAATTCTATTTAATCTTCCGTATGATATATCACCACCGTTAATAGACCAACCATACCACAATGTTGCGATAAGAACAGCAGATGCTGCGGCCCATAATGTTTTGTAGTTAAATTTTTCGTTATTTGATGCCATCCAAGTACCGAGTGTCTGTACTGAATCGTTGGCAATTACTGCGTATGCAGCGAATAGGAACCCGATTGTGCTCCATAAAGTTAAATATTCCATAATATAGACTCCTAGTCAATTATATATCTAAGCTCAGTTTCGAAACCGTGCTTAAATTTAGTAGTATCTTCACCTTCCCATTTGCCTTTTAAGACAAACTTTTCGTTAAATTTAAATTTGTATCCAAATTCTGCTGAGTATCCGTCTGTCATTTTACCCGCTTCGAAATATAGATTATTGTCTGCTTTGTATCCTAGTCTTAAATGATTTGTCGATTTATCGTAGTCGTTATTTAGAAATTTTTGTTTAGTTTTATATTCTACATATGATGTTGCATTTGCACTACTTACACTTAGACATAATAAAGCTGCTGTGAACAGTTTCATAGGTTTTCTCCTTATTGTTATAATTAAACGCTTTTTCCACGTTCGCATAAAAAAGAGCAGGCTTTGTCCACCTACTCAATCTTTATTTATTTTAAATAAAAGTTTAATCTTCACCTATCCAAATGTTAAAACTTACTAAATTTTGATCTTTGTTTGATATAGCGTATTCTATATCAAGTTTATTTAGTGCTTCTCTTAATGCTATTAGCTTAGCAGGTTCTTCAGGTCTTACCCATTGTTTCCTTAGCTCATCGTCCATTTATACTGCTTTCGTTAAATCGCCGTGATTACCTTCATGCGATGGAGCTTCCCAGCCCTCTGGTTTCATTAAGTCCGGCAATCCAAACGGATTTGGACGGCCCTCTTTAACTCCAGGACTTTTTGCCATATTAGCGCTATAAACCCGATTCCAAGCATCATTAGCATTAACGCCAAATACATCGAGAGTACCAATAGCAAAAACGCACATATCGATGAGACCGTCAACAATTTCTTCAGGGTCTCGAGCTTCGATTGCATCCATTGTTTCATCTAGTTCCTCCTTACACATCGAGAGACGAAACTTAATGTATTTTTCCATTAGCTCTCGATTGTCTTTGTTGGCTTCAAACCAATCTTTAACGCCAAACTTTTTATGCATAGCGTTAATGTCTGCAGCCCAGTCATTAGTTTTTACTTCTGCCCACTTTGCCATAATATATCTCCTTAATTTCCTATAGTTGCTGACTCGAATACTCGATTGTGAGTATCAGTACAGCGAATAAATGTTGTGCACTTAGAAAGATCCTTGATCTTGTTTGCACCAACATAGGTACAGGTAGATCTTACTCCTCCTAATATATCTTGTATAGTTATTGTAACACATCCTTTGTATTTTGTCAACACTGTTCTTCCTTCGGATGATCTATAATTTTTAAGACCACCAAAATGTTTACCATTTGCAGTGTCTGAACTCATTCCATAGAACTTTACAAACTGTTTTTCTTCTATTTTACGAGTATGTTTATCTAAATGGGATGCTACCTCATATATTAATTCTTCAGTCTCATAATATTTAGTAATGACTTCGCCGCCGCCTTGATCGTGACCAGCAAGCATTCCACCTAACATTACAAAATCTGCTCCACCGGCAAATGCTTTTGCTACATCTCCAGGAGTAGAGCAACCCCCATCGGCAATAATATGACCGCCAAGACCATGCGCAGCATCTGCACATTCGATGACAGCGGAGAGTTGAGGATAGCCACAACCAGTTTGTATGCGAGTAGTGCATACAGAACCAGGACCAATGCCGACTTTAACGATATCAGCTCCATTTAAAATTAACTCCTGTGTTTGATCAGCAGTAACAACGTTACCTGCTATAATAACAATTGCGGGATATGTTTCTCTTAAAACACGTATAAAATCTGTAAATCTTTCAGTATAACCATTTGCCACATCTACACATACGTACTTTAATGTTCCTAATGTATATTGATAAACTTCAGCAAGTTTTGACCAATCGTCTTCGCCAATACCAATACTCATTGCAACATTATTTATCCGAGAATGAGACTTCTCAAAGTCTCCAAAGAATTCTGTAAGATCTTTTGCTGAGTATGTTTTAACAAGACAAGTAAATATATTTTGTTCAGCTAATGCGTCAGCCATTTCAAATGTACCAACACCATCCATATTTGCAGCCATAATAGGTACACCATTGTAGTGGCCTATGACTTCACGGACATTGTCTGGAAAGTTTGGTTGATAATTTCTAAACTTATATCGTATAGATACATCAACTTCTTTGCGAGATTGAAGAGTACTACGCTTTGGTCTAATCAAAACGTCCTTGTAGTCTAGTTTGATTTCATTATCAATTCGCATTTTCCATCCTTTGTATTTGGTCTTTGATGTTGAGCTTTTCTACTTTTAATTTTTTGATAAATTCTTCTGGTGCTTTTTCAGCTTCAGCAGCTTCAATCAATTTATGATGATGCTTATGCTGCCTTTTAAGATGTTCAAGTTCTGTCATTATATTTCTCCTTATGAAAAGAAATCTTCAAGTGTTGCGATTTTAACTGCTGACCAGCCTACAGCATCGAGGATAGCTTCCAATGGAGATAGGAATACTTTTTCGAACTGCTTTTCGTAGTCAATGTATTCATGTAAACCAAATTCTTTAGGAAGAACACCTGGAAAAGAGATGATGTTTTCTTTGATCGGATTTGGAGTTTTGAGGTAGCAGAATTTGATTTTATCGCCACCAGATACGACTGTAAACTTTTTGGCAAGACCTTTTTGATTAAGGTAATGGTTATATAGGATACAACCGCGAACATGCATAGGACAACCTTTCTTATATAGATTGCCTTTGTCACGATATTTATCGATGTTATCAGTACCAGAGTTACGACCTACATCTTCAGGTGGAAGTTTGTAAAATTCTTGTCGGAAGTCTTCAATAAACTTTTGAACAGCTTCTTCATCGCCATTCATAATAACTGAGAACGATTCTTTAAGTTTGTTACGACATACTTCTGGAGTTGAAGACCTAACTGATTCGAGGCCTGTAACACTGATCTTTGGAGTTTCATAATGTACACCTTCGGAGTTGAGGGTATTCATAATGTATCGTTTCTTAGCAATAAATACTGATTTATCAGTAATCTTTTCACGTTTCATTACCATTGCTTGACGATAAGAACCCATCTTGGATGCAAGTTCTTTGTAACCATTTTCGATTACTTCTTCGATCTTTGATGAGCAAACTTTATCAAGGAAGTCTTCGCCTTTCTTACGATCAATATCAGTTGTACCAAACGAAGCTTTAACCAAAGGACCGAAGTCAACGTAAATTGAATCGGTATCGATATAGACGATATAGTCTTTGTCTTTTGTTTTAAGTATCCTGTTAAGATAAGCATTTACTGAGTTTTGAGCATATCGAATAGATAACTGACCAGATGTTGTAATTGCTTCAGCCATGTCGTTAATATAGTATAAGAAGTAGATATTAGCTGTGGCGCCATATAGCGAGTTCATAGCAATTTTGATAGCCATTTGCTGGTTATGGAGGTTGTTTGCCTCACGTTTAAGAGCAGATTTATGGCTAGGATCAGTTGTAACTTCGAGTTCTTGTTCGACACTGAGCATCTTTTTCTTGATTATCGAACGATTACCGTAGTATTCGTCAATGATTTCAGGAATAACACCTTTGAATTCATTAGTAAAACATGCACCATTGGCTGCGACAGAAACTGATTTATCATCGTTTTGATAGTCACCTTTGAGTACCATTTCTTGAGATACGTATTCACGACGATCATTAACATAAGTTTCAGGCGACATATTATATTGTAACATAAGGTGTGGATATAGAGAGTTAAGATCGAAAGATACAACCCAAGGATGCATACCAACTTTTGGATCTTTAACATAACCACCAACAAGATCACCAGCGCGTTCACCAGGACTACCTTTGAGTGGAGGAACACGACCTTCTTTAATCAATCGACGATAGAGTGTTGTTTCCCAGATACCAACTGTACCAAATGCATCATTGAAGTTAACGCCACCGCCATAAGCAACAGTCATAACAAGAGCAAGTAGACCAGTTTCATCTTCGAAACGTTGGATCAACCAAGTATCTTTAAGGTTATAGTCGAGATAGAGTTGTGGATTTTGTTCATACAAAGCAGTAAGGTTACCATACTCAGAGTAGTCGAGTTTCTTTTCGCCAAGAACTACGTGAGCAATGTGATCGAGTTTCCAAGATTCTTGTGGGCCATACTTATAGCCAAACTTTTTAAACGCATCCATATAGTCAACAATAGCAACACCAAGGATCTGGTAAGTTTGTTGCATTTTACCGAAGAATTCACGGCCATATGGTTTAATAGAACGCCAAGGAGATAAGTCTTTTGCAAACTCTTCGCCAAATAGACGAGACATACGAGTAATAAGATATTGGATATCGAAGTATTCGACGTTCCAGCCTGTTACGATATCTGGATAATCATTACACCATAATTGTCTGAACCTACGAAGTAATGCTTCTTCAGTATCAAACTTCATAAAGGCAATATCATCAGGATCGATATCAAGTAACGTTTGAGATTTATCATAGTCTTTACGACCAAGAAGATGGTAAGTATTAGACTTAGAAGATTTGTATGCGATAGAGGTAATTTCTTTATCAGCAGTATTCATATCAGGATATCCATCAGCAATATCAACCTCGATATCGAATGATACGATATTAACCTGACTTACGTCGTAATCGACTTGGTTTGGATAATTTTGCTGAATGAATTGAGCAACATAGTTGGTAGTACCACCGATTTCAAAACCGTGTACATCTTTATATTGTTCAACCCAGTCCTTAGCCTCACGCATAGTATCCATAGTTACTGGAGTCATAGGACGACCAGTTGTAAGAGACTTATGTTGGCTTTGGCCAGACTTGTCACCACCTACAAAGAGAGTGGGAGAGAACTTTACCTTACGTTCGAAGCGTTTGTTATTTTCATAGCCACGCCATAAGATGTTGTTGCCGAAACGTTCGACAGATGTGTAAAAACTAGACATGATAATCCTTGTATTTCAATATGATTCATTATATAACAAAAATAAGAGTTTGTAAACAATTATTTTCGTGGGTCGATATCAGAGTGTATCTCTTTATTCGGTGTTTTGTCCTTTGCTATCATGAAAGCCATTGCTTGGATATCTTCTAAAATATGCTGACAACCAGTTCTATCAAAGTCTGCTCGTTCGTTTCGCTTCCTATGTAATTGAATAGCCTTGTCGTGCATAACATTAATTCGTTCTATGAGTTGTTCAATAGTATGATTCATTTTACCTCTATGCTGCTATTTGTGAAAAATTCTTAACCTTATCAAATTTTACGTGAGACATAAACTTGTCACCAAACTGATGTCCACGGTGTGAGATAACAAAGATGTTATCATCTGAGTTTAAATTATGTAGAGTATCGATTAACATTTCGATACCTACGCCATCGAGTGCGCCATCTAGAGTTTCATCTAGAATAAGAAGATTAGTCGATACTGAGTTGCGTAGTTTAGCAACTGCTCTCCAAGCTAACATAATGGCCAATGTAATACGTAGTTTCTCACCTTCAGAGAACGAAGCATATGAGAAGTTATCACGGAAACGTGATCGTATTACTTCATTAAAGTTTTCGTCTAATCTAAAATCAACAAAGAGATCAAATGCAGATAGATACTTGTTAATGAGTTTGTTCATAACAGGAACATATTGCTTGATAATCTTTGCTTTGATACCACCATCTTTTAACATAGCGGCAGTAACACTAATAACTTCTTTTTCGTTATATAATGTTGTTTGATCTTTTTCTATTTGTTTAAGATCTTTATAATAATCATCTAACTTGGTTGTGTCAATTGCTTCAGCCTTTTCTTCAGCTTTATCAAGTTCAGCCTTATAAGATACTAATGCGTTCTTTGCGACTTTCATAGATGCTCGACAATCACCAATACCAAGATTGATGTCTCTCATTTGATCTTCGATATTTGATATAACTTCCAAACGATCATCATAAACCTTTGCTTTTTCAGCAAGTTTTTCTAATCCTTCTTCAAGTTCACAAACCTTTTCGTCCTTAGCAACAATAATACTTGCTTTAAAATCATGTTCAATACCTTGTTTACATGTTGGACAATCATCGTGATCGTGATAGAATGCAAGTTCTTTTTGGTAAGATCTAATTTGAGACTCAATATCACGTCGGAATGATTTAGCTTTTTCAGATTTTGCTTTCATTTCAGGCTTATCTTTAACTTCATTTATAAGAGTATCAAGCTCGTCATTTTTAGTTTCCATAACTTCTTTTGCTTCTTCGATAGTCTTAATATGAGCAGCCATCTTTTCACGAATCTTATCAGCTTCATCTTCTCGAATTTGGCGAATAGATTTGTTATGATCTTTTGCTGATTCGATGCGAGTTTCGACAAGATCCTTTTGATAAGCATTTTCTGTAATATCAGTTTTATTGCTACTAATTTTATCTTTTAAAAGCGTGTTCATAGTACTAAATACTTGGATATCGAGTAGATCTTCAATAATCTCTCGACGCTGTCCAGTAGATAATTCCATAAATGGTACATATGTAGCACTACCAAGGATAACAATCTGAGTAAAAGATTTATAGTTAAGCTTTAGAATATTCTGTTCTAAATATGCTTGATAATCTCTTACTGCTGCATCTTGGTTAATAAGTGTACCATTAAGACTGATTTCAAAGAAGTTTGGTTTGATACCACGACGTATGTAGTAGTTATTAGCACCAATACTAAATTCGATTTCAGCTATCATTTCTTTTTGGTTGATGGAATTAATAAGCTGATTTTTACTGATCTTACGAAAAGCTTTGCCATATAAAGCAAACGTGATAGCGTCAAGCAATGTTGATTTACCGCTACCATTAGAACCACTAATTAAAGTAGTTTTACTTTTATCTAAAAGTATTTCAGTGAAGGAATTACCCGATGATAAGAGATTCTTATATCGTACCTTTTTAAAGTGTATCTTCATTATAAGTTCTGTGCCTCAAAATACAGTTCATCAATTAATCTCTTTACATGTATCTTATCGACTTTTGTTTCCAAAGCATCGATATATGTATGTAAGATTTCCTTGGTATCTTTAGTTTCATCCATAAGGTCTTCACCAACTTCGATCTCTAGGTTAAGAGAATCCTCGATAGATTTTACGTCAGCTGCTCCAGCGTCTGTCAATTTATTTAGGAATAAGTCATAGATGTACGGATTTGTTCTGTTCTTTACAATAACTTTAATAAAGGTATCTTTAAGATTACTTACATCAAGATTAGCGATATCTTCGATAGTCATATCGGTATCATCATATTCGATTTTAAAGAAGATAGCATTTGGATTAAGTATCCACTCCATCTCACGAGTTTCAGTATCAAGTACTCGGAAACCACGTTTACCTTGATAATCAGACCAAGTCATCTCATATGGAGAACCAAGGTATGATATATTGTTATAGGTAGATGGATGATGGAAGTGACCAGAGTAAACACCTTCAAAGTTAGTAAACACGTCTCTTGTAAGACCGTGGTCGCATAAATGACCTTTGTCCATTTCAAAACCTTGAATAGAAAAATGACCCATACACATATGTGCATCGGATTCTTTAATATCTTTCATCATGTCTTTATAGTTGGTGTTATTAATCCACGGAACCATTAAGAATTTTGTTGATCCAAGAGTAATATGCTCACACTTATCTTCATAGATGTTAAAGTTATCATACTCACGTAGAAGCAAATTCATAGAGTTGACTTCATTGGTGTTTGTGTAATAGGTTGTATGATTACCCACCAAGGCATGATACTCAATACCACGCTTTGCTATTTGATCGAAGAAAAACTTCTTACCACGTTCCAATGAAACATAGTTAATAAATTTACGTCGATCGAATGTGTCACCAAGGTCAAAAATGACTTTGATGTTGTTCTCGTCGATATACGGGAAGAAGATCTCTGAGAAGAAACGTTCTTGATGATCTAAGAATAACTTAGAATCACCACGTACACCGATGTGCATATCAGTTACAATTGCGATTTTCAAATTTTAGTCCTTATTTTCGTCTGATTTTTTAGATTCTTCTTTTACAGTCTTATCAGCTTTTTTCTTAGCTTTGTCTTTTGCTAATTTATCTTCAAAGTCTTCAATAAAATCATTCATATAATCAGCTGCTGTACTTAAATGGATATTTAAGTCTTCCTCTCCGCCAGTATGTGTACCGCCTGTAGTAATCATGTGCTGAGAAGATTTGAAACGAATATACATCTGTTTCTTTTCCTTAGCGATTCTACGTAGGAATGCATACCATATAATTTGTGTAAAGTAGGCGAATGGGTTTTGAGATTTCTCTTCATTAAAGTTCATGATATATAATAGACAGTTTTCGATACCGTCTGAGATCATATCCTCTTTATAAGAGTATCCCGAAAAATTTGGTTTGGTTGCCAATCTTGTCGCTATCTGGAAGATACATTCGCCGATATAATCGGGTACTCTTGGTCTTCCTTCTCCAGCATCTTCAGCTTCTCTACAGAGTTGCTTATATGCTACAAGAGCTTCAAGAAGGTCCCTGTTGTTCACGTAATTTCGTGTGGCACGTCTTTTGGCCATAAAATCAACCTCCGTTAATATATTTGATACCAATATAACATAGCTTTAAGCAAATGTCAACTGATTTGTTGAAATAAAATTATTTTTAAAATAAGTGAAAAAAACAGTTGACACCTTGTAGAGCCTATGGTATAATAGGATTATCATCCTTAAAACACTACTAAG